TAGTTCAGAATATTATGAAATTGTCAGCACATTTTGCTTTTGTGTGTCCGACATTGGTCACTGGTAGTTTGATTTGCTTAAAGAAGTGGGGTATGTTCTCGGGTGTTCCCTTAACTACCATTTTTGATATTGCTGGTTCTAGTTATGCTTCTGGTATTGCAAAACCTCATTTTGAGCGATTGAATGAGGAATTTAGTAAAGAAGATTTTGATAAGACCTTGCAGGTGGTAGTAAGAGATATCGAGAAGTCCACTGGAGGCTTGGTTATTAAGCCAGAGACTTTAGGTTATGAGGTTTTAACATCTGAGAGTGTGAAGGTGGATACTCCATTCTTGTCGATGAAATTGGTGAAGGATCATGTATTGAGTCCCGGTGTCTGGATTCCTGTTCCCAAAGATATGGATATGTTTTATGTTCGGGCTGTATGGCCTAAGTATATGGCAGCCAAAAATACGGGGGCAAATACAGCACTAGGTCGTGTGTATGGTCAGTACGTCAGTGGTGGATATACTAGTGAAGAATTTGTAAAGTTCGTTCAGAAGATTCACTCAGACGCAACTGCCAAGTCACATATGCATCCAATATTTGATGATGATACCATGTTCATTGGAGAGGAGATGGAGGATATATTTGCAGCATCTCATGGGTCGTTGCCAACCCCTTCCCAAATGGTGACGTTGTATACTAGCTCTCCCGCTGAGTTTGCAAAACAATTTATCAAAGGAGTTGTCAAAACTAGTGAGAAGTCTTCACTAGTGGCAGTGACTTCCTATGATATTTCAACCCTGGAAGACGAGATGTCTCTTGGATTTGGAGTTGGTAGTGAGATTCGACCGAAGCATGTAGGAGGTAAGTTACCAGAACCGAAGAAGAAGAAAATCGGGGAATTTGCTAGTAAGGGCAAAAAGGAAACTGTTACCTCTTCTAGTGCCAAGTTGCTAGAAGATCTAGCCGATCTCGAATCCGATGAGGAAAACTCAGAGGTCGAAGTGGGCCCTGTGTTTCATCTTGAGTCAGAGGTGGAGAAAAAGATTGAATTGCTCGAGGAGGAGGAAGAGGAGCGACGTCGTCGTGAAGAGGAGGAGGAGAGCATGGAGGATCCGTACTACTCTGATGAAGAAGAAGATGTAGACTTTCAGAATTCCGTGTTTGGAAAGATGATGGGCTACGGAAATTCCACTCGGGAGTAGAGTAAGGATAGTGCTCTATCCATCTTCAATTACTTAAAAGTAATTAGATGGAAGTTGGCCACGTGAACTGGCTGTTGTTCCTTAGTGGCTCCCATCCAGGGAGGGGCCACGCACGTGTGCGTAGTATGATGAATTTGCTATGCATTATCTCATC